GTCGCCTCGGTCGTCAACACCCCGTACACGGTGCGCGACATGATGGGCGAGTTCACCGAGACGATTCGGGCGGGTGCTTTCAACAAGACGCTGCGCGACTCGAAGGCCGACGTTGCCTTGTTCGTGAACCATGACACGCGTGCCAAGCCACTTGCGACCCGGTCATCTGGTCGGCTCGTGTTGAACGCCGACCCTCATCTGCGGGTGACGGCGCAACTCAACCCTGAACGCCACGACGTGCAGGACTTGCGGCACGCCATCCAAGACGGCGAGATGCGGCAGATGTCGATCGGTTTCACCGTTCCGAAGGCTCGCGACAACTGGTCCGCTGACTACACCGAGCGAGAGATCGCCGAGGTCAACCTGCAAGAGACTTCGATCGTGTGGCGTGGCGCATCACCGACCACCGCTGCCTCGATGCGTTCGTTCGACGAGTATGTCGCCGAGTTCGGTGACGACGTCGACCCAGACGAGCTGCGGCGCATGATCGCCCTGCTCGAATCCCGCCTGCCCGCACACGACTTCCTCGCCCGAGACCTCGCTGACCGCGACCGTTTCGAGCGCATCATCGCGAATCGCCCAGCAACGGCATTCGTGTAAGCACAGCGTCTCACGCCGATTTCGGGCTCCGTCACCCGCCGCAAGGCGCGCCGACGCCGACGTCACCTGCGTCGCTTCCCCCACCCCTTCGACTTCCCTAGGAGGAAGCAATGGACATCCGCAAACGCGTTGAGGCTCTCAACGCAGAACGGCTCGGCATCGTCGAGCAGCTCCGGGCAGAACTCGACGCGACCCTCGGTCGTGAGCGTTCCGTCGAGGAGCAGACCAAGATCGACCGCATGGACGCCCGCATCGACGAAATCGACGCCGAGGTTCGTGAGTTCGTCATCCGAGAGACGCGTGAGCGTGAAGCCAGCGAGCTTCGCGAGCACACCCTGTCGGTGTTCGGCGAGGTCGGCACCCAGCGCAACGACCAGATCGGTGTCGATCTGTTCCGTCAGTGGCTCAACGCCCCACGCGGGTCTGAGTTGCGTGCGACGGACTTCACCATCGACATCGCCCGTGTCGCCAAGGAACGAGACCTCATCCGTCAGGGCGCAGGCCCGGACGAACTGCGAGCCCTCGCCTGGGATGCCACGTCGGGTTCGCTCGTCGTGCCGACCACGATGGCCCGGTCCCTGTTCGACGTGCTCGAGGCCGGCATCACCGGCTTCCAGATCGGGGCGACCCGCATCACCACCAGCACGGGCGAGAACATGGAACTCCCGAAGCTCGTCACCCACTCCATCGCCACTCAGGTTTCCGGTCAGGGCACGCTCCTCGCCGGTTCCGACCCGGTGATGGGCAAGGTGAGCCTGCCGGTCTACAAGTACGGCCAGCTGGTCAAGGTGTCCTCGGAACTCGTGTCCGACGCCGCCTTCGGCATCGAACAGTTCCTCGGCCAAGACCTGGGTTACGCCCTGGCGCGCGTCATCGACACCGACCTCGTCGTCGGTACCGGTACCGGCGAGCCCACCGGCATGACCCTTCTGGCAGGGGCTGGAACGAACGCACCGGTGACCACCGGAGGTTCGCTCATCGCTCCGACCGTGGAGAAGTGGATCGACGTCCAGTACTCGATCAACGACAACTACCGTCGGAACGCTGCCTGGCTGATGAAGGACTCCACCGCCGGAACGATCCGCAAGCTCCGTGACGGAGCAGGCGGAACAGTCGGAGCCTTCCTCTGGGAGCCGTCACTCACGGCCGGCCTCCAGAACGGCACCCCCGACCGGTTCCTCGGCTCCCCGGTGTACATCGACACCAACTGCGCCGCAGCGGGTTCCAACGCCAAGCTGGCCACCTACGGCGACTTCAGCCAGTACACGATCCGCACAGTCGGCAACCCGATGATCGAACGCGACGATTCCTACGCTTTCGGCACCGACGAGTCGACCTTCCGCGGAAAGTGGAGGGTTGGCGGCAACCACCGCCAGGTCGGCGGACTGAACAACCTGGTCCAGAACGTCTGATCCAAGTTCCCCGACGGCAGACGGGGATTGCGGCGGGGTGGGTTTCGGCTCACCCCGCCGTCTCTGCCGACATCTGCCCATCCATCTGCCGGAGGTTTCCAGTGCAAGTCGTTCACGTCCCACGCACCGAGTTGCACGACTATGTGCAGTCGCTGCGTTCAACGCCGCTCGAGGTGTTCTCGATCCACATCGACCCGGAGGATTCGGCCTGCTACATGGTCGAGCTCCGTGAGCGCCGGGACATCGAGACCCGATGAAGATCCTGCTGCACACCAACTCCCCCACATCGTTCACGGGGTACGGCGTCCAAGCCGCTCTGCTGGTGGACCGTCTCGTCGAGGACGGCCACGACGTCGCCGTGTCGGCCACCTACGGCCACCCCGGCGCTAACGGGATGGGCACCTACACCACCCGTAGCGGGGTGAAGGTCAAGCTGTACCCGAACTGGCAGGCCGTGTCGGGCGAGGATGTCCTGTACGCCCATGCCCAATCTCATTTCGGTGCCGACGAAGGCTGGATCATCTGCCTCATCGACATCTGGTCACTGACGGGTCACGGTGCCGCAGCGTTCAACATGATCGGCTGGGCACCGGTGGATCATCATCCTGTCCCGCCGATCGTCACCGACTTCTTCGAGCGGGCACCCACGGTCATCCCGTTGGCGATGTCTCAACATGGACAGTCGGAGTATCAGCGTTGCGGTATCGACGCCGGCTACATCCCGCTGGCGGTCGACACGAACGTCTACAAGCCGACCTTCGAAACCGAAATGGACGGACGGATGGTGTCCTCGAGGGAGTTCCTCGGGCTTCCTGCCGGGGCGTTCGTCGTCGGGATGGTCGGCATGTCGAAGGACCCGCTGGACCGAAAGAACTTTTCGATTGCCATCCAAGCGTTCGCCGAGTTCCACAAGAACCATCCGAACGCCATCCTGCACATTCACACCGACAAGCACGGCGGACTTTCCGGCAACGACCTCGTCGAAGTCGTCGCCGCCTGCGGCCTCCCTGATGGTGCGGTGTCGTTCACCAATCAGTACGCCTACATCGTCGGGTTCCCCCCGAGACTGATGGCGCTCATGTACACCGGCTTCGACGTCCTGCTCGCCCCCAGTGCGGGCGAAGGGTTCGGGGTGCCACTGGTCGAGGCGCAAGCCTGCGGGGTGCCGGTCATCGTCTCCGACTTCACGGCCCAATCCGAACTGTGCGGGGCCGGGTGGACGGTCACCGGTGATCGAATCTGGGATGGCCCGAACAAGTCGTGGTATCTACGCCCCCACATCTCCGCCGTCGTTGAAGCGTTGGAGAAGGCATACGACGCCGACCTGATCAACATGCAGGACGAAGCGCGGGAGTTCGCTCTCCAGTACGACGTCGACCACGTCTACGACACGTATTGGCGTCCGTACCTGAGAGACGTGATGGACACCCGTCCACCGGCCGACAAAGAGCTGATGACGGACGTTGCGGTGCTGGTGCCGGCGATGAAACGCCCGGGGAACGTCGAGCGGCTGGTTACGTCGTTCATCGCATCTAACGACGGCACCGCGACCCTCTACTACGTCTGCGACGCTGACGACCTCGAGCAGATCGCCGCCGTGGAAGCCGCAGGCGTCGAGTGGATCGAAGCCACCAGAGGCACGTCGTTCTCGGCGAAGATCAACGAGGGATACCTCAACACTTCTGAGTCGTGGATTTTCGTCACCGGCGACGACGTCGAGTTCACCCCCGGCTGGATTCAAGCGGCGAGGGAAGTCTCCGACCGGTACGACGTCGTCGGCACCAACGACTCCGAAGCGGGAAGGGTCCGCAACCCGAAGGTGGCAGCAGGCACCCACTCGGATCACTTCTTCATCCGCCGCCAGTACATCGACGACGAGGGTTCGTCACTCGAGGGTCCTGGTCTGGCGATGGCCGAGGCGTATTACCACTTCTTCAGTGACGTCGAGGTCATCCAGTTGGCGAAGGCGTTGGGGAAGTTCACCCCGTGCCTTGATTCGCACGTCATCCACCATCACCCCGGCTACGACGGACGCGAGGACCTTCGACAGGCAGATCCGGTGTACATGCACGCCGTCGATTTCTCCGAGATGGACGCCATCTCGTTCAAGCGGCGCGCCGGACTGATCGACCACCGCAAGACCGTCACCAAGGACATCTGGACGTGATCATTGACACGTTCCCGATCAACAACGAACTCGACATGCTCACCTGTCGTCTGGAGACGATGTACGACGCCGTCGACTACTTCATCGCCGTCGAAGCAGACGTCGACCATCAGGACCATCCGAAGCCGTTCCACATCTCCGACAACATCGGCCGGTTTGTCAAGTGGGCAGACAAGCTCATCGTCGTCCAGGCCACCGGGCTACCGACACACGACGAGGACCCCGACCCGTGGGCGCGTGAACTCGCCCAACGCGAGTACGTCCTCGACGGTTTGCGGGACATCCCCGGTGTCGACGAGGAGACGATCGTGCTGCACGGCGACGTCGACGAAATCTGCCGACCGGTGCATGTCCGCAACGTGCGACCGAAGTTCCCGAAACGCCCGACCCTCCTCCCTGACGGCAACGCCGACCTCGGGTTCGTAACGTTCGAGCAGGCAGGCCACTTCTTCGCCGTCGACTGGCTCCACCCCGACCCGTGGGGCGGGACGGTCGCCGGCACCGTCGCCCAGATCATGGCGCTGCAATCCCAGCACCAACGAAACCCGTTCCTGCGGATGCGAAACCTTCGCAACTGGAACGTGATAGTGCTCCCACAATCCGGGTGGCACCTGTCATGGCTCGGTGGCAAAGAAGCGACACTGGCCAAACTCAATTCGTTCTGCCATCCCGAGGTCGCCGACCGGGCGCTCGTCGGCATCGAAACCGACCGATACCTGAAAGACGGGTTTCACGTCGACGGTCGCCGCATGGCCCCGGTGGACGTCAACGACACATGGCCGGCATACGTGTACGAACGTCGCTGCCCGAGTGAATGGTTCCGACCGCGATGACATTCACCGAGCAGTGGTTCGACACCCCTTCACAGACGGCCCTCGCCGGACTCGTCGCCAAGGTCAAAGACATCGACGGCATGATCGTCGAAATCGGAGCATGGGAGGGCCGCTCGACGATCGCGATGGCGAACGCCGCCTACCCTCGCAAGGTTCACACGGTCGATACGTGGGCCGGTTCGCCCGGCGAAATCTCGTCCGAGCTGGCAGCCGAACGTGACGTGTACGCCACCTGGCAACAGAACGTCAAGGACGGCACACGAGGCAACGTGAAGGCGCATCGGATGGGATGGCGAGAGTTTCTGCCGACTGTCAACGAGCCGATCGCCCTGGCGTTCATCGACGCCGAACACTCCTACATCGAAGTGCGGGACAACGTCTCCGCACTGCTGCCGATGATGGCTCCCGGTGGAATCATCTGCGGCGACGACGTCCACCATCCACCAGTGCAACAAGCACTCGAGGAGGTGCTCGACATCCGCAAGGTGTACCTGAGCGCCACCCTGTGGATTTATCGGGTGCCGGGCTCGCTCGACGCGATGCACGACGACAACTGTTCGATCCCGTCGGACATCAACGAGCATCTGCCGATGCTGTCAACGATCGCATCGAACGCCCACCACGTCGTCGAACTCGGAGCACGGTCGGGTCTGTCCACGGTCGCATGGTTGCACGGTCTACGGGTCACACAGGGCCGTCTCACATCCGTCGACCTCGACCCGCCGCCCGACATCGGTGAACATGCGAACTGGACACACATCCAAGGCGACGACACCGATCCTGACGTGTTGGCGCAGGTCGACGAGTGCGACGTCCTGTTCGTGGATACCAGTCATCACTACGAGCACACCCGCTGGGAGCTGGACAACTGGGGTCGCAAGGTGCGCCCCGGTGGGGTCATCGTCTGTCACGACACCGAGCTCGAACGACCGTGGGATCCGCCGTGCCCGGAGACGGACCCGGACTTTCCGGTGGCGTCCGCGATCGACGAGTTCTGTGCCGCCAATGGGCTCAAGTGGATCAACGTCCCCGGCTGCTGGGGTCTAGGCATCATCGAGATGAGGTAACGACGTGGCGATCACGAACGGGTACACCACCCTGGCGCTCGTCCAGGCCGAAGTTGGCACGACGGCCGACGTCAACTACGACGCGAGGATCGAGCAGGCGATCGAGGCGGCATCACGGCAGATCGACGACTACACCGGCCGCCGGTTCTGGCAGGACGCCAACGTCGTCACCCGAGAGTTCTACTGTGACGACCCGACCGAACTCATCTCACGGGCCGGGGCCGTGCTGGACATCTCCACCACCACGGGACTGATCGTCAAGTTGGACACCGGCGACAACGGTGCATTCTCGACAACGGTGACAATCTCGACGGAGTTCGTGTTGACGCCACCGAACGCCGCCGACGACGACCAGCCGTACACCGGTATCCGTCTCGTGGATGGTGACGCCTTCCCGATGTCGGATCGCCGGCCGGGTTGTCAGGTCACCGCCAAGTTCGGGTTCCCCTCCGTGCCCGAACCAATCGCCCAGGCCTGTCTGATTCAGAGCGTCCTGTTGTTGAAGGCGACGGACGCTGCGATGGGTGGTCTCTCGTTCGGTGACGGTGCGTTCATGCGTGTTCGTGGCGGACTGAACCCGATCGCCTTGTCGCTCGTCGACCGGTACGCATTCCCGGCAGTGGCATGACGACGATCGCCGAGGTTCGCGACAACCTGTCCGACATCGCCGACACCATCTACGGGTGGCACGGTTCGGCCTACGTCGGCGACTCTGCCGTTGCCGGTGTCATCAAGGTGTTCCGCAAGCCGTTCGATCCCCGCCTGGTGTTCGGTTCCGCGAAGACGGCGATCGTGTTCCAATGCGTCGCCTACGCCAAACGCATCGAGTCTCGGACGTCCGAGGCGGCCCTGGATGCACTCTGTGAGCAAACCGGCGACGGGTCGTTCCTGGCTGCTGTTGCGTTGTCGACGAATTGGTCGGTGACGGTCGACTCGGCGCAAGTCGTCGAGGTCGGCGAGGTCGCAGTGGCGGCGATCGACGGCGTCGAATATCTCGTGTGTCCCTTCGATGTTGAGGTGGTCCTCTAATGCCGTTCGAGCCTGGTCTTGATTCCCGCTACTACGTCGGGCCAATGCGGTTCTCCGTGTTCGGCAAATCCCTGTCGTGCGAAGTGTCGTGCAATCAGCTCGACGCATCCTCGACCGAGGACCGGGCGATGGTCTACCTCAACGGTCAGAAGAACGGCTCGGCATCCATCGACATGATGCTCGACACCGCCTACGCCACAACGTCACAGTTCACAACACTCAACACCTGGCAGACGACGCCACAACCGGTGACCGTGTGCCTCGAGGGTGCGGCACTCGCCGCCAACCAAGTGTGGATGCTGCTGGGCAACCAGTCGTCGGTGACGTTCGGCTCGACCGTCGGCGATCTCGTGTCGACGAACGTGTCGATCCAACCGGACGGCCCGGTCGATTGGGGCAAGGTCATCGCCGCCGAGGCTGCAGTCACCGTTGACGGCAACGGCACCGCCGTCGACTTCGGTGCCGCCTCCACCAATGGCGGCGTCGCCCACATTCACACGACCGCCTTCTCGGGACTCACGAACAACATCGTGACGATCGAGGGTTCGGCGGATGGTGCGACCGGCTGGGCGCTCATCTCTGGCGGCACGTTCGCGACGATCACCGCAGTCGGCTCCGAGCGTCTCGTCATCGCCGCTGGTGTGTCCGTGCCCCGCTATCTGCGGGTCGTTGACAACGTAACGGGCACCGGTTCACACACCCGTTTCGTCACCTTCGCTCGACGCTGACCAACCCTTCACCTCTGCCGGGTGATCCTCCAACCTCAACACCACCCAGGAGAACATCATGGCATTCCGTGCAGGAACCACCTCGAAGCTGTACCTGACGACTGCCGCCGGCGTCGTCACCGACATTTCACCCTATGCCGATTCGACGTCGACCGACCTGTCAGCCAACCAGCTCGACGTGTCGGCGTTCGGCACGCAGGCCCAGGCGTTCCTGAACGGTCAGACGACCGGTCAGATCAGCGTTGGTGGCCCGCTCGACGTTACCCTCCACACCCTTGTGGCTGGCCTGTACAGCTCCGGGTCGACGGCGTCGTTCATCTACGGCCCCGGCGGTTCTGTTGCCTCGCAGGCACGCCTTGCGGGTTCGGTGAACGTGGCGTCGTACAACGTCTCGACGTCTGCGTCGGGTCGTGTGGAGTACAGCGCTTCGCTCCAGATCACGGGCGCGGTCACTTCCGGCACCTTCTAATCAACAACCAATCAGGGGGGGCACATGAAGCTCATCATCACACTCGAAGGTGTCCGTCACGAGATCACACCAAAGCCGGGCGACCTCGTCCGCTTCGAGCGCCAGTACGACGTCCCGGCGTCATCGCTCGACGACAACACCCGACTCGAATATGTGTTCTACATCGCATGGTGCGCGATGAAACGGACCGGAGCGTTCGTCGGGGAGTTCGAGGAGTTCATCGACCTGGCAGATATCGGGGACAGCACCCCTTTGGAACCTCCGACACCGCAGAGCTGATCGCAGCGGTGTCGGTCGCCACCGGCATCTCGCCGGTCGATCTCATGGACACGGACCTCGACGTGTTCGGCGAGATCGTGTCGCTACTCGAGCGGAGGGCATCCAATGGGTAAGCCGA